CGGGGTACTGTTTTGTATTATCATAATTGTCTCGCCATTCAGTAATTGTATCTTTATCTATATCTTCAAATAATAAGTCTGTTAATTTTGAAAAACGAGATTCTGTATAACGCTGAGCAGCCCAGTTTCCACTTTCAAGTAATGTTCCAGCATTACCAACAACATCAATTAAAGGATAACGCATAGCAAAATTTTGAGCCGCGCGCATTATAACACCTTCAGCAGAAGCATCGCCATGAATATAAAAATCTGCCATCGCCATACCAACAGCATTTGCAGTTTTTTTAGGTGGATTTTTATTTGTAAGTTTATGAAGTAACATAGAATAAAAGATTTGACGAGCAGAAGGTTTTAAACAATCTCTTACATCAACAAGCGCACGATTTTGAAGAACTGCGCCAGAGTATTGTATCATAGATTGCTCTATAATAGGTTTTAACTTACTCATTTAATCTCTCCTTTATACTTTCTATAAATATTATATCAAAAATTTGAAGGAAAGTCAAATTTAACTTTCCTTCTTTTTTTTATCGAATTGTATATTTAGTTAATTCAATTGTAAATATTGGATCATTCCATACAAAGCTAGTAGAACATTCATATCTTAAATCAGATATAGTATTTATTGAATATCCTTCTTCAATTAATTTTGCCATTTTAATAATTAAATCTTCTAATTCATCCATAGAATACATTGACAAACTAATTGATGTAACTTTTTCTTTGCTAAATCTTCCCATAATTATTCCCTCACTAAACTAAAATCAACATTTTCCATTATAAATTTTGTTCTAGGCTCAACATCAACCCCCATTAAATCATATAATAGACTAATAGCTTCATCACTATATTCCATTATATCCATTCTTTGAAATTCTTCACTAAACATACTTGTTTGTGCAACATCTGGATCAAGTTCACCTAATCCTTTAGCTCTTGATATTTTGCCTTTAATTTTGCTTTTATTTTTTTCAAACTCTTCATCAGTAAAATAATAAGATTTTTTATTTCCATTTGTTACTATATAAAGCGGCGACCGCAGCCAACAAAGTCGTCCTTCTTTTATGAAGTCTGGTGCAAGATATGTGAGCGCTGCCATTATAAGAAGACCTATATGATAGCCATCTGAATCAGCATCGGTACAAATTGCAAGCTTACCATAGCGAAGTTTGCTTGCATTATAACGGCCAGGCGTTATATTCATAGCACTTAAAAGTAGTTTAATTTCCTCGTTTTGAAAAATTTTCTCTTCAGGATTAGAAAGACAATTAATAATTTTACCACGAATTGCAAGAATACCATATTTCTTATAGTCTCTTGCTTGACTCATTCCGCCCATAGCACTGTCGCCTTCTACGATTAAAAGAGTAGAATTTTGTCCAAGAAATTCAGCATCCTTTAATTTATTTGAAGCAAAGACTTTCTTTTTCTGATTTTTTTCTATCTCTTTCGCGGCATCTAATACTTGTTTTCTTGCTCTTTCCGCTGCAGCTTCTGCCTTTTCTATCTTCTTTAAAAGTTCGGTTATGGTTTCAAACTCACTTTTATACTTAATAGCCATTTCTTTTAATGCCGCGCTAAAGCAGTTAGAGGCCATAGTTCTTAAATTAGCATTATTAATTTTTGATTTGGTCTGGTTTGCAAAGCTCGGTTGTGCAACAGAACAATTAATTACATAAAATAAATTATCACGAATTGAGTCTCCGTCAAACTTCTGCTTTGCAAGCGAGTTAAAAGTCTTCGTAATTGCGGTTTTCGCGCCGGTTATTGGTGAGCCGCCTTCAGGACAACGCAGGCCATTTACAAAGACATAAGACTGTTCTTTTGGACTGCCCCATTGAAAAGCTATTTCAAGTGAATCAGTACCATCATCAACTTTGTGATAGACAATATGTTTGTGCAGCGGTTTTGGCATATTATCTTTGACAAAGTCCATAATACCATTTTTTGCACAGAATGTTTGAGATTTTTTTGTAGTCATATCTTTAACTACGAACTCAATTCCGCTATAAAGATAGCTTATATCTTTGATATCTGAGCAAATTTTATCATATGAATAACCAATTTCACCATTTTTAAAAACCTTTTTATCGGGAATAAATCTTACGAGCGTTCCATTTTTATCGGTTCTGCCCATAGGATTTTCTTCATATTTCTGTAAAATTCCTTCTTTAAATTGCGCGTGTGCAACCTTTTCCTCTCTATAAGAAAATACTTCAAAGTTTTCGGAGCTTAAACATACACATTTGGCCCCTATGCCGTTCAACCCTGATGCATTTTTATACACAGCATCGTTAAATTTTCCGCCAGTATGAGACTTAGAATAAATTGATACAAGTACATTTTCTCCATCTTCACGTGTTCCGAATGGTACTCCACGACCGTAATCGCGCACTGCTATTTCATTTGTCTTTTCATTAACTACAATTTCAATTCTTTTACCAAATCCCGCGAGAGCTTCGTCAGTAGAATTGTTTATAATCTCTTTAAATGCCTGATAAGTACCGTCAAGATCATCAGAACCGAGATACATTTGTATTCTTTCTCTTACACCTTCTCTAAAAGATAAGGATTGTATTTCATTAATACCATATTCTTGCATTATTTCTTCTCCTTTACTTCATAATTCGGAGGACAATAATTTTTAGCAGAGCGCCAGCGCCATCCATCATTATCCCATAAAAAGAAATATGTTATACCATATACATCATTAACACAAGTATCTAATACTTGGAAGATTTCACCGTCTTTAATTCTTTTAACCTTGAACATTTTTAAGTTTCCTTTCTTGTTTTTTAATTATATATTCAAGCGTATCTTCATAACTACAATAAGTACCACAGCATATCTCTTCAGTTTTATTAGTTATAATATCTTTATACCCAATAAAATAAGACTGACCATAATCGTCAAGATAAATTTCATATATACGACCATTATGTTCAATAGATTTTATAAAAGTAAAAACTTCATTTGTTCCAAGATAATGCTCCATATATTTTTCTCCTTTTATTTCTAAAAATATTATAACAAAAAATTAAGAGAAAGTCAAATTTAACTTTCTCTTTTATATTTATGCCTTTCTTATAAATTTTAATTCAGTTTTTCCTATATTATTTTTATCCCAATAAAACCAAGCATAAGCTTCTATTGCGTTTGGATTCATTGAAAAGTCTCCGTTTTTATAACAAGCTATTCTATCTACATATACATAAACTTCTGTAGGTGGCTGATTTTTAAAAATTTTTTCATATCTGGCAACACTTTCTAAAAATTTAAGTCTTGCTAGCATAATTACGCCTTTCTTTGCTATATCTAATGAATGTAAAGTAAAAGGAATAATTGTTTTAAAAGGAGGATTTGTAATAATATAGTCAATTTCTTTATATGGATATTCTTCTGATAAAAAATCATATTCTAATCCACTATAATATCTTACTGAACTATGTTCCTTATAAAAAGGATTTTCTCTTTCTTGAACATCAGTTCCTATAATTGTAGCATTTGGAAATGTTTTAATTACCCCTTCAATTAAATGACCGCCACCACAGCAGGGATCTAAAATTAAACTATGTTCCATATCTTGAATATCTAATATAGAAAGTATATTTTTTACTTCCCAAGGTGGTGTAGCATAATAGTCTAATGCGTCTCGCTCTTTATTATTTTTATCATATCCGGCATATAATCCTTTATTACTATATTGACCCATTGTATTCTCTCCTTTTTATTTTCTATAAATATTATATCAAAAATTTGAGAGAAAGTCAAATTTAAAATTTAACTTTCTCTCTATTATTTTACTTTTTCTTTTTATCAAGATTGTTAATAATCTTTACAAGGTTTTCAATTGTTTGTTGTTGAGTATCTACGCGTTGTTTTAAAAGCTCTAATTGATGTTCAATTTCCTTTTTAGTCATATCAATTTTCCTTTCTTTTATTTTCTATCTATATTATAACTTAATTTTTTATAAAATTCAAATTTTAATAAGCTACATATCTACTACCATTAACTACACGCGCTTGATTAATTTGACCTTCATAATTAACAATTTTTTCAATTAATAAAGCATCAGTCATTGTAACTGTACCATCATTATCTAAATCTGCGGCCATTAAATAAGCTCCATTATAAACAGAAGGATTTAAGTTTCCGGCATTTGCGGTATTAAGAGTATAATTTATAATATAGGTTTTATCAGTGCCGTCAATTCTTGCATCACCGTTTACATCACCAAAGATTACTGCATAATATTCGAACTTAGTTATACTGTTATTGCTTGCAGAAATTCGAGTTCCAGTACCATTACCATAAGTAGTAGTTTTTACAGTTACTTTATCTTTATCAATACCAATCACCTTATAAACATTATCATCATATTTTACACCGTCGCCCGT